GTCGATCACATCTGCCGCCTGAGTTGCGTCCGGTTTAGGCTCCTCTCCGGAGGTTGCTGGGTTCGGCGTTTCATGTGAAACGTCTGTGTTAATTTTTTCGGTTCCATTTGAGGGGTTCGGCGGGAACTTCTTTTGCGCGCTCAGGCAGAGGCCGCGGATTTTCTTCTCCTCGGCGCGCCAGTCCCAGTCCGGTGCCGCGACCTTGCGGGCGGCTTCCATCAGGATGCCGACCACTTCCTCCTCGGGCTGGCCGGCGTGGATCAGGGAGGCTGAGACCCGCAGCAGCGTGTCATGGATGTTGCCCTCGCCCATGGCGGCCAGGGCCTCCTCGACGTCGAGGCGGGGCTTGTAGCCGTGCTCGGCGGCGAACTTCAGGTAGGGGTTGTCGGATTGTTCTTCTGAAGGGTGCGAGCCAGACCCGTTTGTTCTCTTGGCGGTCGTACCCTTCGCGGGCGGCTTCCGGGTTAAGATGCTAGGTTGTTCTGCAATCCACTCCTCGAGGTCGTCCAGCTCATATCGTCCGCTAAAATGCTCGCATTTAACCGGGCGGATATCGCCATACTTGGAATTGTGAGTGCCCGGCAGCCGCATCAGGGCTGCCACATGGCAGACCGCGGGATCGCCGGCGAGGCGATCGGCCAGGGCGCGCAGCATCTGTTCGATCCGCTCCAGGTTGGCTTGGGTGGCGACCGGCTCTTTCAAGATCCAGTACAAATGCAGGCCGCCGCCGGAAAACACGATCAGGCTCGGCTGGTAGCGCAGCCGCGCGATTGCGGCGCGGATGGCGGGCTCGTCCTCGACAATGCCGCGAAAATCGAGATCGGTGTGCAGCACCGAGGTCTCGGCGGCCGTCTCCTTGGCCCGCCTCGCGGCGTCGGGCGCCATGGTCGAGACACAGACGAAGGTGCCGCGGCGCTTGCGATCGTGCCGGGCGATGAACTTCTCGATGGCGGCGACATCGCGGGTAATCAGGTGGCGTTTGTTCGGGGCCTCGTCGGGGTCGGCGGGATCGTTGGCGAGGGTCTGGAGAAACAGCGGGCCTTCGGTACTCTCGAACAAGGCGGTGAGGAACTCTACGGCATGAGACGTATTCTCATTGTTGCCGTTATCGGTTACAGCCATAGCTGCTCCTGTGATGTTGGGTTGATGCTGAGATTGCAGGAAAAAGGGCCGGGTGGCTGCAATCCCACCCGGCCCTCAACTTTTGATCCTCTTGCGAGTGTTCGTCTAGGCTAAATGCGCCCCGCCTTGCGGATCATTTTCGACGCGGCCGACGCCGCCGGCTTGGTCGGTTCCTCAAAAGGGATTTCTGCCTCTCCCCCGCTGGCCACGTCATCGAACACGGCCTTCGGCGCCCAGCCGACAATGGCAAAGGTCGGAAACTTGATCTTGCCGTAGCTGCGGTTGGGGTGGTCGTAGGCCCCTTGGCCGATCGATAGCACCGGCCACTCCTTGGGATGCTGCGACATCACCTTGCCGTAGACCTTGCAGAGATCGCCGATCGCGTTGAGGCCACCGCGCGACGATGTCGTGAAGGTGTAGAGTTCGGCATCCTCCTGGCCGCGCAGCAGTAAGTAATTGGAGAACTGCCACGGGTCGCGCGGCTTGCCGTTCTGCTCGTCGACTTCCCAGTCTTCCTTGACGTTGTCGCCGAGGTCGCTGCGCCGCGGCGCCTGGTAGCCCTCCGAGATCTTGCCCATCACTTGGTCGGTCGGCTTGTTCTCGCTCCAGCGGATCCAGCCGGCCATTAGCTCGTCCATGTTGGCGACGAACTCGGTGCCGTCGGGGATTTCCTCATTACTCTGGCCGGCAGTCCAGTCCCCCTTGGAAAATTTTAAGAGCTTGCCGACGATCGACGACTGCGAGGCTTGCGCGCCGTAGTCGAGGAACGGGTTGGAGGTGGCGAGTTCGGTGTTGTTGGGTTTGGTGACTTCGTTTTTCATGACTATCTGTCCTTCGTTCTTCTGGTTCAGGCAACGGAGGATCCGGTGCCCGGTATTGAGGTGTCCGCCTCAATCTGGATGGTGAGCCGATCGCTTGGTTCACTGACGGTTTCAAACTTCTTGAGATCGACGCCGGCCTCGATCGCGGCGCGCTGGATGGCCTTGTTGTCGTAACCGATACGGCCCTTAACCGGCGACCACGTCAAGACGCCGGGGATTTTCTTCACGCCTTTTTCACGCAGGCGCGCCTTGATGTGGTCCTGCCACTCGCGGACCAGTATGTCGAACTCGTCGCGGTCTTTTTCATAACCGCGAAGCGTCAGGGCCATGTCGCGCATTTCGGCGGCGAACTGCGGGTCGACCGGGGTAATGTCCTGGAACGGCAGATTACGCCGCTCGATGCCGCAGGCGATCGTGAACGGACAATAGCGACACTCATTGCCGCCGGCGATCCAGCCCTCCGGCTGGAGGCTCTTGCCGCTGGTGGCGGTCATGATGTTAAGCGCACGATCCCTGGCGACGGTGTACAGCGCCTCGTCGAACTCGACCACAAACTCCTTGACCTCGTTCCAGAACGAGGCGTCGGTGTAGGAAATCACCGCATGCGTCGGCTTGTAGACGGTCTTCTCCCGCACCAGCCCCATTTGCACCTGGGTCTGGAAGACGTTGTGGGACTTGGCTTCGGTCAGGTTGGTGCGCGGGTCCGAGGTCTTGCACTCCACCAGAATGCAGTCGGCCTTGATGCCGATTTCCTGCTGCTCCTGCAGTGTCAGGCCGTCGATCAGGCCGTCAGGCGTTGCCGACAGGAAACTGTCGATGAAGGTTTTCTGTTCTTTGCCTGCAAACATCAGCCGATCGCCAAAGCGTTGCCGCATCGCCGGCTCCCAGAAACAGTCCTCAAACACGCTGCCGCGGGCGCGCGCGCCCCAACTGTCGACGAAGCCGGGATTCCGCGGAACGCCGTAGGCGCTGTCGTCCTCGTTCTTGATCCAGAACATCTTGCGGGCGCACTGGCCGACCTCGGAGGCGCCGAGTGTATTCATTCGATCGACAAACACCCGGCCGCTGGATACGGCGTAGGCGTCGAGGGTGTGTTTGATCAGGCTCATGTCACAATACCTTCAATCGTTGGCGTATCAACTCGAACAGCGTCGGCTCCTCATCGAAAATACTATCGTCGATCGGCGGTAGGCCGTTTTCCATGCGAACGCGGGTTATTTCGTCATCGATCAGACTGAGCACGATGCGCCGCGTCGAGAGATCGGCATTGAGCAACCACGGCGAATTGTCGACGTAGTCGAGCAGCGTCTCGGGGTTGTGGGTGCCGAGGTTCTTCAGGAGCTGGGACAGTACCGCCCACTCGGCCGGCCGCTTCTGAAACACGATCAATCGCTCCGTCTTCTTCCAGCGTCGGTAGGTACGAAACTGCGTCGAGCTATCGACCTGCGCCTGTTCCTGCTCCGACAGTTTCATCGGCGCATCCTTCTCGGACTGCACCACCTTGGCTTCGCGGCGGCGGTGCTTGGCCTTGGTGGCGGCGACCATCTGCATCTCGGCGAGCTTCTCAAAATTGTTCACCTAACGGCTCCCCAGAGTTTCAGGATCTTGACCGCTTCATCCAGACTGCGGGCGATAGCGTAGGGGTGGTTTAGCCGCAGGCACTTTGCCGCAAACCCCTTCTGCTCAATCGACTGCCGGCCGGTGGCGGTCTTCATCTCGAGCCAGCCGACATGACCGCCGGGCAATAGGACGCACAGATCCGCCACGCCGGCGGTGAGGCCCTCGGCCACCATGCGCCGCCCGGTGAACATCGACCGCTTGCCGGCATTGGCGCAGGCAATGGCGAAGGCTCCGTTCTTGCCGGCCATGTAGAGGTAGTCGATCACTTGTACCTGCAGGGAATGCTCGCTCGGCGACTTCTTCACGCGAACTGCTTTCTGGCCGGGTGATAGGCCAGGTTGCAGTGCTTGGTGCAGTAGACCTCGCTCTCCTCCACCGCCTTGCCGCAGTAGTTAAACGGCGGCCGATCGCCCATTTTGCCTAGCGGCCAGCGGCAATCGCCGGGGCCGAGCTGGTAGATGGTGATACCATCCGGATTGCGCGGCGCCAGTGGCGGCGCAATCGGGGCGTCTACGCGCTGGTACATTCTCGACCTCGCTTTCTTGCGGCTGCGTTGTGGGGAGGTGCTGCGCAACGGCATATCCATGCGGTAGGTACGCCCGATCACGCCGTTGCGGGTGATGACAGTCTCAAACTCGAACGACAGCCTTTCGGCAATTTGTGCCGTCGTCAGGTAGTCGTCGCCTGACAGGGCATGCAGCTCGGCCAGGCGCTGGGTAATGCCGGGAATGGTCCACGGGTTGGCGGGCTTCATGCGGCACCCCACTGCTCTGCCATCGCCGCGGCAATGCCCGGCAAGGTGCGGGATCGCTCCTTCCACCGATCAGGGCCGGGAGAGGCAAAGTGTACCCGCGGCCGGCGACCGTCCACGATGTCGGTCGGCACCAGCATGGGTAGCCCCTTGAGCCACAGACACGTCGCCTTGACCTCGCCGTGGCCAAACATCCAAGGCTGAATGATCTGGTCGGGCTTGCGGATGCGTGACGAAATAATGCTGACCGGATTTTCCAGTGCAATCCGGTTAATCGGCGCATTTAGCAATGTTGCGACAAAATGCAGTGCCAGTTCCTGCTGTTCGCGCTTGTTTTTAAACCATCTCGCCCCCGACACTGCGAGGTCGGTGCATGGGGGGTGGGCGATCATCAGATCCCAAGCATTATCGAGGATGTTCTCGGCATCCCGCCGGATGTGAAACTTGCTGCCATCTTCAGCCTCAAGACGATCGCAGCTCCACGCATCGTGGCCGCGGGATCTGAACGCTTCCCGCACGATACCGCTAAACTCGCAGGCGATTAAGACCCTCATGGCGAAGGGTTCTCATGGATCTGCTCGCCCTGCTGCGGCTTGCTGTGGCCGTTGATGTATTGCTTGTGGGCCGACAGCACGCCTTCGCCGAAGGTTCTGATGCGAACGTCCATGTCGTTGAGTAGTCGAGCATGCTCCGCGAGCTGGGCATCGATGCCCTCGGTCAGCGTCTTGACGCTGTCACTGAGGTTTTTGGCCTCGGTCAGGATGTCGTCCGCCGTCTTGAGCAGCGATGCCTTGAGTTGTTCGCCTACGGCCTGGAAGGAATGTTGGGTCATATGGTTGCCTTCTGTTGTGGGTGGAGGATGCCCCTCGGGAATGAGCGGGAAGCCGTTCCCGAGGGGACTAGCCGCGCGGCTGGGCTAGGGGGCTAGAAACCGCGCGGTGTTGCTTGGAGGCAGGTTGGCAAAGTCGTTTGCCGTCACCGCTCCCTTGGTTTCCTTGTGGATCTTACTGAGAACGTCCGGGTGCGGAAAGCGTTCGCCGAGGCGGTAGCGGCCCACCGTGTGGCGGCCGACCCCGATCCGGCGGGCGAACTCCGCGTCGGTCATTCCGTTGATGTCGAGATATGATGCGAGTTTCATCCAAATTGTCTGCCACCAATTTGGTGACATGTCCAGAAATAGTTTTCCACAGGGCTGTGAAGATTGTTGTTGCAATTGTCCCCGGAATGGTGACATAGTCTGATCACACCAAACGAACACCAACCCTGACAGGAACCAAGCAGATGACCAAGTACACAGTAACCATCTACAAGTCCCTCGCTGGCCGCTTTTGTGTCCGCCACCCCAAGGGCACCATCCACAACAAGGACTTCGCCAGTCTGTCCTACGCTCGGAAGTTCTGTAAGCGACAGGGATGGAGCATCGCCTAACCCCACCCATCGCTCTCACGCCCGGCGGTCGCAAGACCTACCGGGCTTGAGGCAGTAGTAAAAACCTGACAAGGACCAAGCAGATGACCAACCAACTAACCAAGACGTTATTTCTGGAGATCGGTCGCAAGCGCGTTCAGGTCGCCAGCTTTGAGGAGGCTTCCCGCATGTTCTGCGCCGTCCGTAACAGGGCCGGCACCGGCGCATCCCGCACGCCGCCAGCGAAAATTGTCGACGAGGCAGGCAAACGCATAGGATACGTCGCCTATAACGGCCGCGTGTTTGAAGGCACGCCGCAGGCTTGGACCAGCAGCACCCGCCTGCTGTACGACAACTGTGTTGTGGGGTGATCCCCCACCCCATCGGGCTTGAGGCAGTAG